ACCCGGATACGGGTGAACAAATCCCTGTCATGGAAATGAAGGGCTACTGGGCACGGTTGCGCTGGCTGCGTGATGATCCTGTTCCTGCAACCCCGTCTGGTGTGGTAGAATATGCTGATCCCGAGACCCAGCCACCGATAGGGATGATTGCATGACCACCAGCGGGACATATACGTTCAACCCGTCGCTTGGCGAAATGACGATCTATGCCTACAATTTGCTTGGTATTCGTGGAACGTCAATTGTCCAAGAACACATGGAATCTGCCCGTATGGCATCTAATTTGATGCTGTCTAGGTGGGCAAATCAAGGTGTAAATTTGTGGGCAGTTGATCTTCAGACTGTACCACTTGTTAAGGGTCAGTCAACATATACGGTTCCTTCTAATACTGTTGTAATGCTTGATGCATATATGACCATTGATAATGGTTCTGGACTTGCGACAGACCGTATTATCCTGCCAGTTAGTCGCACGGAATATGCATCATATCCCAATAAGGAACAGCAGGGCTTTACGACGACATTCTGGTTTGACCGCCTTCTGTCCCCGACTGTCACCCTTTGGCCTGTCCCGGACGGAACCAGTGCTCAATATCTGAAGTATTATCGTGTTCGGCAGATTCAGGATTCTGAGTTTGCGGGTGGGCAGCAAGCTGAAATCCCATATATGTGGTTAGAGGCCTTTGCTTATGGCCTTGCTCAAAGGCTTGCTGCAATATGGTCACCTGAAAAGCTTCAATATTTGAAGCCTTTTGCGGATGAAGCATATCAGATTGCTGCGCAACAGAATATTGAGACTGCGGCCACGTATATTAGTCCCCTTTTGTCTGGTTATTTCCGATGAATAATTTTTACGTTTATGAACATTGGAGATTGGACCGTGATGAGTGCTTCTATGTTGGGAAGGGCAGTGGAAGACGCGCATATTCAATGGACAAAAGAAACAGACACCATAAGGCAATTTGCAATAAATTATCTCGTGAAAATTCTGCATTTGAGGTAAGAATTGTATCTTGTGGGCTTTCTGAAGAAGAAGCGTTCACGTTAGAAAAAGAACGTATTCAGTTTTGGAAATCTACAGGCGTAGATTTATGCAATATGACGCTTGGAGGAGAGGGCACATCTGGATTTCGCCACACTGATAAAACTAAAAAGATTTTTTCAATTAAAAGAAAGAATGCTAAACGCGATCCTGTAAAAAACAAAGAAAGAATGGTAAAAAAACTTAAAGAAGTCCATAATGGAAATACATATAGGCTTGGGAAAAAGCATACAAAAGATGTTAAAGAAAAACTTTCTAAACATGGACATAAAAATTTTGATATTTTTAAACAATACATGAAACTTGGCCCAGATAGTTTATCAAGAACTGTTTTGTGCGTGGACGACGGAAAAACATTTAAAAGCGCAAGTGAAGCGGCTAGACATTACTCTGTGTCTAAAAGCGCTTTAATAGAATTATGTTTAAATAAGAATGGAAGAAAAACTGTTGGTGGTTTAAAATTTAAATATGTGGAGATGTCGTAATGGCTTATGCAAGTAAGTTAGGTCGGGCACGAATAAGTGCAACAAACCCGCAAGCTGCCGGGATATGCGATAGGTGCGGCTTTGTATATACGCATTCAACACTTAGATGGCAGTTCGACTGGGCAGGCGCTTCTCTCATCAATAAGCGCATTCTTGTCTGCAATCCTTGCTATGACGAGCCGCAGCAGCAGCTTCGGGCAATCGTTATTCCGGCTGACCCCGTGCCGATCCAGAACCCTCGTATTCAAGATTATGTAACGGCTGAAACAAATACCCGCGCTACTTCTGGTCAAAACACAGTCGATCCTGTCACGAATATTCCAATCATCAATGGTGATACCCGTGTTACGCAGGATGACAATGTTCGCGTGACGCAGACTACTGGCGAACCACCGGGTGGGCTTAACCAAGAGCCGGGTACAGACCCCAATGCTCCGGGTGACGCAGACCCCGGATTGCCGTATAACTTCGATGAAGTGCCAAAAACGGGTCCGCTAAATGGCAAATAATGTCCAGATTCCCCAGCTCGCCGTAGCGACATCTCTTTCTGGCACGGAAGAGCTTGAGATTGTCCAGAACGGCGTATCCCGCCGCACAACAACTGGTCAGGTTGCTGGCATTCAGGCTGGTCCGACGGGTCCAAGTGGCCCGCGTGGAGCAACCGGTCCTACCGGTCCCACTGGCCCGACCGGCGCTCAGGGAGTTCAGGGTAATCAGGGCATCCCCGGCGCAAAAGGCGATGCTGGCGCAACGGGTTCTACAGGTCCCACCGGCCCAACTGGCACAATTGGTCCTATTGGGCCCACCGGAGCTACTGGCCCAATTGGCGCGGCTTCAACAGTTACGGGCCCAACAGGGCCTACTGGCCCGACCGGCCCAACCGGTGCTGCCTCTACTGTAACAGGCCCGACGGGATCGACCGGACCCACTGGGCCAACCGGGCCTACTGGCGCTGCATCGACTGTAACAGGTCCTACAGGCCCCACTGGCCCGACAGGAGCTACTGGCCCGTCGGTAACGGGCCCGACAGGCCCTACTGGATCTTCCGGATCAATGTATCCGACAACCAGCGCAACAACGCTTTCAATTGCGCTTGGTACCCAAACCCTGACTGTTGGCACGGGCTTGTCTTATACGGTCGCCCAGCAGATTTTGATTGCGAATGATGCCACCCATTCAATGGTTGGTACGGTCACTTCGTACAATTCCGCCACTGGCGCAATGGTTGTGAATATTACGTCTACGACGGGAACAGGCACATTCGCATCTTGGGCGGTTAATCTAAATGGCCCAACAGGCCCTACCGGGCCGACAGGCGCGGCATCTACAGTTACAGGCCCCACTGGTCCGACAGGTCCAACTGGCGCGGCTTCTACTGTTACAGGTCCGACTGGTCCAACAGGTCCAACTGGTAATGCTGGCGCTGGTTCTGTAACGACGACATCTGCCACAACATATACATTGTCATCTAGCGATAATGGGACAATCATCAACTTTACATCTGGCAGTTCCATCACTTTGACAACTGCGTCTGGGTTAGGCGCAAATTTCGCTTGTACAATCATTCAGAACGGCGCAGGACAGATTACGGTAGCGGCTGGATCTGGAACAACGCTTACATCATACGCAAGTGCAACAAAAACGGCGGGTCAGTATGCAGTGGCTACCCTGATTGCCCCAGTTGCAAATGCTTTCATCCTCGCAGGTAATATCGGTGTCTGATGAGCGTCACGATACCATACAATACAAACTCTATCTGCCCGACCGCTAGCTATAACTTTCTCGGCGCAACGGCTCTTCCGTCTTGGATTTCGTTTTCTCGTGCTGGCAATGCAACCTATTTCAATTCTTCCGGTAATCTTTTTTATGCGCCTAATAATCAGATTCGCAATAACAGCATGTCTGGTGCTTCAGCGGGAACGCCCGGTACTTTACCTAACAATTGGTCTATTGGAGGTCTTAGCGGCCTTTCTTCGTCAGTCATTGGAACAGGGACCGTATCTCAAGGAACCTATATAGACTTACGTGTGTTTGGAACAACTTCATCTTCCGGAACAGCATATATCCAGTTTGAAAGTTTGTCCCAAGTTGCGGCGGTCAATGCTCAAAATTGGATTTCTGGGTCTTATGTTTCTCTAGTGTCTGGGTCTATTTCGAATATTACGCAAATCTATCTTGCCATCAATATGCAGAACAGTGGCGGAACTTATCTTGCGACATTGCCGGGTAGCGACATCAAGGGGTCGCTGACTAGCACGCCTGCAAACTTCCAAACACAACAAACGCTTAATCAGGCGACTACAGCCTATATTTATCCAACACTCAACATTCAATTTAACGCTGGCAGCCTTGCGATAGACGTAACGCTTCGCATTATATTGCCGCAACTATCACTTGTCACCGCCGCGCAGTCCACCATCACGGACATGCCTGCGACGACTTCTGCCGCCTATTACGGCCCCCGTTTCGACTACAATCCATCTACGCTTGCAGCAAAAGGATTGTTGCTGGAAGGTGCGCGAACAAATAGCATTCGTAACAATACGATGCAGGGGGCGGTTGCAGGAACTGCTCGCGCGACTGGCTCTGGAATTACCATTTCCCGCACAGCCTCTGCGACTGCTGTAGCGGCAATGGCAACGCACAATTTCTCGGTTGGTGATCTTGTCACAATCACTGGTGCAACAGGCACCAATGCGTCTGAATACAACGGGACATTTGTTGTTTCTGCTGTTGTGGCATCAACATCATTCTCTTACGTCACTTCAACAAGCCGCACAGATAGTGTCACTGGAGCAAGCGTCAGTGGTCTCTCACAGGGAACACCGCCAACAAATTGGGTTATCTATTTTAATGGCGTTAGTGGATTAGGGTCATCTGTTGTTGGTTCTGGCACTGAGAATGGGATTAATTATCTCGAGTTTCGAGTTGCTGGGCTTCCAACTGGAACAATTTCACAAGGTGTGCAGGTATTTGTTGAGTCCAATACGGCAGTTCCAGCATCTGGGTCGCAGTCTTGGAATTCAAGTTATTTTCTGAAGCGTTCGGGTGGCACAGCAACAAATGTTGGTTCCTTTATTCTAAATATACAGCAGCTTAATACAGGGGCGTTTGTCGCGTCAAATAATACCACAATCGGCTCCATTACAACGACCCTTACACGATATACGGGTACGTCTTCTTTTTCCGCATCTACAACGACCGCCGCTTATCCTTGCGTTGCGTTTGGCGTGACAACCGGGCAAGCAATAGATATCACTCTACGCATCGGCCTCCCCCAACTCGAACTCCTTTCCTCCTTCTCCCAAACCGCCTCATCTGCCATACCAACATATGGATCTTCCCTAACCCGCGCTGCTGACATAGCAACAATTACGGGAACTCCTGCGACAATCTTAGCAAGTTCACAGGGGACGGCGTTGGTGGAGACGACGCAGGAGGCCGCGACAGATAGCGCTAACCGGCGTCTGATTGGGTCCAGTACTCAAACGACCCTGTTCATTATCGGTTCAGGAACAAATATTGGCACCGGCACGCTGTTTGGGAATACCGGGGCGACTTGGACAAACCAGAACCGCGCCGCTCTTGCGTGGAGTTCTGGTGGGCGTTCAATCATTAATACGGGGGTTGCGGTAACGACCGACACGACCGCGCCGACATGGACTTCCACGTTCTATCTGGGCAGTGTGAACGGTGGCGCCCCCGCCGACGGCTGGTACTCCCGCGCCGCGTTTTACAATATCCGCCTGCCTGACACTATGTTATCCGACAAAGTAAAACTTGGCGCACCACTATGATCCCCATCCTCGCCTGCTACATTCCCAATGGTAAGAGCATATATTCATCATGTGGTGTCTCAAACCATTGGCACGGATGTAACTGACCTGAATATCTGAAGAAGTGGTTTAGGGGATGAATTATGAAGATCGCTGTGTATGCTATAAGCAAGGACGAAGCCCAGTTCGCTGAACGTTTTTGTAACTCGGCCAAAGACGCTGATTTGATTATTATTGGAGATACGGGATCAACAGATGGAACATCGGACATTGCGTGGACTTGTGGTGCCACTGTTTATGACATCACTGTTCGTCCTTTTAGGTTCGACGTTGCTCGCAATGCTGTTCTTGCTTTGGTTCCCGCTGACGTTGATGTTTGCGTTGCTCTGGACTTGGATGAAGTTCTAGAACCCGGCTGGAGGGATGAGATCGAACGGTGCTGGAAGGCGGATACCACTCGGATGCGGTATACGTTCGATTGGAGCAATGGGGTTATCTTCAAGTCTGAAAAGGTTCATGCCCGCAATGGGTATTTGTGGCATCACCCGGTCCATGAGCGGGTTATCCCGGATGGCAGGTGCCCGGAAGTTTGGTCCGATACTGACAAGCTTCTGGTTAGGCACTTGCCAGACCCTACAAAGAGCCGTGGGCAGTATCTCCCCCTTCTGGAACTGTCCGTTCAGGAAGACCCGCACTGCCCCCGCAATGCCCTTTATTATGCCCGTGAACTTTCCTTCTATGGTCAGCACGAAAAGGCTATAGCGGCCTTCAACAAGTATTTGGCAATGCCGGAAGCGACTTGGAACGCTGAGCGCGGCTACGCCATGCGGTTAATGGGCCGCTCTTATGAGGCTCTTAACAACCCCGGAGAAGCTGAGAAGTGGTATCTGGCGGCTTGTGGAGAGGCTGGCTGGATGCGCGATCCATGGTGCGACCTGTCCATGTTCATGCACCGTCAGCACCGTTGGGAAGAATGCTATGCCATGGCAAAGCGTGCCTTGCGGATTGAACACAGGACTTTCCAATATATGGAGGGGCCTGAGTTCTTTGGTGCAATGCCGCATGACTTGGCTGCATTGTCTGCTTGGTATCTTGGGATGCCGGACGAAGCTATCCGTCAGGGCGAACTTGCTCTATCATATGAACCGGAAAACAAGCGATTTATCAAAAATCTTGAATGGTACCGGAACCCGCCCATTCAGAAGGAAGCCGCAGAATGAACCTGACCGTTTCTCCTTCTGGGCTTGGCGATGATGCCCCTAACATCAATGCAGCCATTGGCTCTGTAGCGGCGGCTGGGGGTGGCAATGTCATCCTGAAGGCGGGCCGGTATCTGGTTCAGAGCCAGATTGTAGTCCAGACAAACGTTTGCCTTTTTGGCACGGGGAAAGTTGCCTACGTCTGGGCAAACCCCGGTCGCATCTCAGGTGGCTCAATCATAGAGGTTCACTGGGGGTCAGGTGGCAACTCTGCCAACCACTCAGATAGTGCGGCTGTTATATTGCGGTCTGGAGCGGCTATTGAGAATGTTGGGTTTGATTATCCTGACCAGCTTCCGGATTTGGCATCCCCGATTGAGTGGGGTTCAACAGTCCAAATCTGCGATCCTGTATATGGGAATTTGAACCAGAGGATTGCCGATTGCTACTTCTTCAAAAGCTACTTCGCCATTGATGCGCGTGGGTCTTTGGGGGGCAATCTGAGTTCCGCAAACCTACGGATTTCGGGCTGCGTTGGATCACCGCTTTCGATTGGGATTGCGGCTGATTTCATTGCTGACTGGGCAACCATAGAAGACTGCAACTTCAATGCGGGACAGATTAATCCATACAACCCCAAATGCGGCCTGATTGATTGGGTCTCCCGCTACGGCCAAGCTGTTTTTCTGGGTGGGTGCGATTGGGTCGTTCTGGATGGCATTCAGGCGTGGGGGTATGGCACAGGATGCTCTATCATCGGCGGTTCTGGCTATGCCGGTAGTGGCCCCTATTGTTTTGATGGTTGCCAGTTCGATGCCTGTTGGTCAGGCGTAAACATTGGCGGCACGGTTGAACAAGTTGTCAAGATTACAAATTGCAACTTCGCGTCCTTCCGAGCAACGGATAGCGCAAGGGGCGCATCTGTTTCTGTATCCAATGGCGTACAACTAAAAAGCGGACTTCAATTTACAAATAATTACATTTTTGGACCGTCAAACAATGTATTCTGGGCTGGTCAGCAAAACCAGTTAATTTGTAACGTCATGGTTTCAAACAATATTGCAAATGTAACTCCTAGCGGAGATATTGCCATCGTCATCTCAAACGGCCAGAATGTTCAAGTTTTTGGGAACGTTTTCAAAAACTTCAACAATCTGGTATCTTTGGGATCATCCACTAACGTGGTTACCGAATGGAACCAAACTTGACGGCTGGGGTGCTAAAATGGATGCACAGACGACCATAAACTTGATCGGCGGTGCGATGCTGGCCGTTATAGGGTGGGTTGGGAGATCCATTTGGGAAGCCACTCAAAGACTACAGGTGGATCTTCATGAACTGGAAGTTGATCTCCCTAAATCGTATGTCAGCAAAGACGATTTTTCCAATACTATGAAGCATATAGAAGATATGTTCCAACGCATATACGACAAACTAGACCATAAGGCGGACAAGTGATGAAAATAGATCAAACTGCAAAAGATTTTATTGTTGGCTTTGAAGGAGTTAGGCTCAAAGCCTATCAAGACTCCGTTGGTGTATGGACGATTGGTGTTGGTTCAACCTATCCAACTGTTCAACCGGGTCAGGTCATTACTCAGCAAGAAGCCATGGATAGGTTTGACCGAGATATTTCAAAGTTTGAAACGGGCGTTACCAATCTAGTCAAGGTCCAGCTTGAACAGTGCCAGTTCGACGCCCTTGTCAGCTTTGCGTTTAACGTTGGTCTGGGTAACTTGGCTAAGTCCACCCTTCTGAAGAAGGTAAACGCTGGACAGTTCAATCAGGTTCCATCCGAATTTCTGAAATGGGACAAGGCTGGTGGCCGTTCCCTCCCCGGATTGACCCGCCGTCGCCACGCTGAAGCGGCCATGTTCGCCAAAGCCCATGGCACGGAAGCTCCGAATGAAGAAGAAAGCTCAGCCGAACCCGACCTGCCCACTCCCAGCAAGAGCATGGCACAGTCGAAGGAAGGTAATACCGCCGCTATCTCGGGCGCATTGGCATCTGCTGGCGCTGCATCGCAGGTTGTTGATCAGGTTCAGCAGGCCAACGACACAATGAGCGCCCTTCTAGAGCTTCTGCACAAGCCCTCCTTCTGGGTACTTGTCATTATTGTGGGGGCTGCTGCGGCTATCTGGTATTGGCGTTCCAAGCGGCTTCAAGAGGAGGGGGCATGATCGCCTTCCTGCTCACACCGATTGGTCGGTATGCCGCTATCGCGGCTGTAGTGACCCTTTTAGCTGCTGGTATGTATATAAAGGTCCGGCATGATGCTCAGGCCGATGTACGTGCCACTGCTGCGGAAGACGCCTTGCGGAGGATCAGAGATGCGACTGATGCTGCTAACAATATTCCTATTGACCCTTCCCGGCTGCGCGATCCGGACAGCCACGAGCGTCACGAATGAAGCAGTTTGTACCCAGTGGAGGCCGGTAAGCTGGGCGCCAAAGGATACAGACCGTACTATTCTGGAAGTTAAGCAGAATAACGCCCGCAGGGACGGCTGGTGTAAAGGCTAGGAATAGGGTAAATTGAGCCACTTGTGAGGGCGAAATGACCACTGGCCTTACTTACAGCGACTATGTAACCCAAATTGCGACTTTGACCGTGGTCGATCCAACCGACCCGAATTTTCAGATTATTCTTCCGCAAGCCATTACCTATTCAGAAAATAGGATGTGCCGCGATCTGGATTTTCTTTCAACGGTTACAACCAACACGAGCTATGCGCTGACCGCAGGCAACCGGAAGGTTTCAGTCCCAGCTTCCCAATTCGTGACTATTCAGGAAGTGAATGTCATTACGCCAGCCGGGGCGGTTAACCCTGATACAAATACTCGTCAGGCATTGATCCCGACAACCAAGGAGTTTCTTGATGTTGTCTATAACAGCGTAGCGGGGAACTCTGTTCCTAGCTATTTTGCCATGCTTGACCAAAGCACGTTCATCGTTGGGCCATGGCCTGATAACAACTATAATCTTGAAATCGTTGGAACTATTAGACCGGCTAGCCTTTCGGCGTCTAACCCTACGACCTTCATTAGCCTATACCTGCCGGATCTGATGATTATGGCGTCCATGATCTACATTTCGGGGTATCAGCGCAATTTCGGAAGGCAATCTGACGACCCGGCTATGGCTCAAAGCTATGAGGGGCAGTATCAGACCCTGTTGAAGGGGGCCATGGTGGAAGAGGCTCGCAAGAAGTTCCAAGCTGGCGGATGGACTTCGATGTCCCCGGCTGTTGTCGCTTCACCGACGCGGGGGTAATCCATGCCCCATGCTACCTTGCAGCTTATCCCCGGCGTCGATCAGAACCGGACGTCTGCGCTCAACGAAACAGCTATCTCATATTCTAATCTGGTCCGATTCATCCCTGATCGGCAGGGTTTTGGATTGGTTCAAAAGTTAGGTGGCTGGACTCTCTATTACCCCAACTCATTCGCTACTCCTGTACGCAGTCTTCTAGCATGGGAGGGGCTGAATAACGACGCCTACCTAGCGGTAGGATCTGAGGCCGAACTAGCGGTTATCAATAACGGAAATGCAAAAGACATTACTCCGCAGACATTTACCCATAATGTTGCGGTAAGCTTGTCTACTACCACCGGGAGTTCAGTTGTAAATATAACGGATACTGGAAGTAATATCAGCAATTTTGATAGTGTTTTTATTGAAACTCCAATTGCTGTTGATGGTTATATCATTTCTGGTTTGTATCAATGTACAGCGGTCAGCTCTAATACGTTTAGTATTGTTGCCCATGATACGCTTGGTAACCCTCTTCCGGCGACCTCTACCGTCGTAAACGGAGGTGTTGTACCTCAATTTACACTTACAAATGGGTCGCCTGTTATTGATGTATATTTCCCCGGTAACACATATGCGGTTGGAGATACTTTTGCGATCCTTGTCCAAACTAATTTGGGTGGAATTTCCCTATATGGGAACTACACTATTCTGACTGTCGGACCTACCTCCGGCCATTTCTCAATTAATGCCGCGACGAAAGCATCTACCGTTGCGACAACCGGCGCGTCTGGTACGGGGACTACAGCAACCCTAACATTCGCTGGGACATATTCAATTCCGGTCGGCAGCGTCATTACAGTTTCTGGCGTGACGCCATCAGGGTATAATGGGACATTCACGGTAACTGCTTCTACGGCTAATAGCGTTTCCTATGCAAATGCAACAACAGGAGCGCAAACGGTCGTTGGAACAATCTTTGTAAACTCTTACTACATCAACAACAATCAAGCTCGGTATCTGTTCTATTACGGCAGCGGTCCAGCTACGGCAGGTTCTGGCTATGGCATTGGCGGCTATGGTCGCGGCGGGTATGGCACAGGCATCACCCTATCGCCTAGCGCAGGAACCCCGATTACAACAACCGATTGGTCGCTTGATAACTGGGGTCAGATTCTTATCGCTTGTCCGACTGGTGGGGCTATTTACGAATGGATTCCGACCACCGGCCAGCTTGTTGCGAATATTGCCCCTAATTGCCCGCCTATCAATCAGGGCATGTTTGTTGCGATGCCGCAAAGGCAGATTATCGCTTATGGATCTACGTTTAATGGCGTCCAAGACCCTCTTCTGATCCGCTGGTGCGATATCAATGACTACACATCGTGGATTGGAACGGTCGTTAACCAAGCTGGATCATATCGCATTCCAAAGGGATCGCGGATTGTCGGCGCTATTCAAGGCCCGCAACAAGGGTTGATTTGGACTGATCTAGCTGTTTGGGCGATGCAATATGTCGGATTGCCTTACGTTTATCAGTTCAACGAAATTGGAACAGGCTGCGGTCTGGTTAGCGCAAAGGCTGCTATTTCGATGAATGGTGTTGTTTATTGGATGAGCCAATCGCAGTTTTTCAAGCTATCCGGGGCAGGTGTTGAGCCGGTGATCTGCCCAATTTGGGACGTTATATTTCAGGACCTTGATACGAACCATCTGGATAAGATCCGCGTAGCTCCTAACTCTCGGTTTGGCGAAATCTCTTGGTATTACCCAACAGTCGGCGGCGGCGGCGAAATCACCAATTACGTTAAATATAACGTAGTCCTCCAGCAGTGGGACTTTGGGGTTCTCCAGCGGACAGCATGGATCAACCAGTCGGTTCTTGGCGCTCCAATTGGGGCAGGCCAAGTCCCCGGTGGGTCGGGGTACTACATCGTCCAGCATGAGACTTCGACGGACGCTGTAAACAGCAGCGGCGCTCCCGTTGCCATGGATTCGTATTTCCAGACCGGCTACTTCGAAATGAACGATGGCGATCTGCTGACGTTCATAGATCAGGTTTGGCCGGATGCGAAATGGGGCTACTATGGCGGAACCCAAACAGCTAACCTGCTGATGACATTCTACTATTGCGATTATGCTGGTGATACTCCGAAGGTTGCTGGACCATTTACACTTACCGAGGCAACTCAATATGTAACGCCTCGTTTGCGTGGCCGTCTGGTATCCATCAAGATTGAAAGCATGGATACTGGTAGCTTCTGGCGTATCGGTAGAATGCGGTATCGTTATCAACAGGATGGGAAGTTCTAGTGGCAGGCTTAGACGACATCCTCACTACGCAGAAGAACGGTGTCGTTGGCATCAACTCTATCGTTTCTGCTTTGAATTATATTGCTCGCGGTCAGGGGCAATACACCACTGTAACGGTCACTAGTCCAACCCTGATTTCGACCAGCAAGGGGTTTATTGTAAACTTCTGCGTTACGGTTGCGGGTTCGGCTGTTGGGACGATCTATAATACGAACTCAATTACATCCCCAGCGGCTTCAGCAGCTTTGTGTGTCATCCCAAATACGGTCGGGATTGTCCAAACTGGTCAGGTATTTTCGACCGGGTTGGTTATTGTTCCCGGCAGCGGGCAGTCGGTCAACGTCACTTATTCTCTGGGGTAAACTATGCCACTCGCTAAAGGTTCCTCCCAGAAGACCATTTCCAAGAATATTTCTGAAATGGTCCGCGCCGGTCATCCCCAGAAGCAGGCTGTCGCGGCGGCACTCAGCCAATCTCGTAAGGGTAAGGCTGGCGGCGGGGGAATGATGGGTGGCGAAGCGCCAGTCACCAGAACCCATGTAGGCCCAATCCATTCGCCGGTAGCGGGACGCACAGATCACCTCCCCATGCACGTTCCATCGGGGTCTTATGTCATCCCGGCTGACATCATTAGCGCCATGGGTGAAGGCAATACGATGGCAGGGTTCCGTATTGCCAAGTCTATTTTCGGTTCAAATCCTCAAGCTAGAGCAGATGGTGGGCAAGTTCAGGCTGTCCCTATTGTCGCGGCTGGTGGAGAATACGTTATTCATCCAGATAATGTCCGAAGGGTCGGGGGCGGAGATCTGGATGAAGGCCATCGTGCGCTAGATTCTTTTGTAAAGAAGATGAGAGCCAAGACGGTTAAAACATTGAAAAGTCTACCCGGCCCGAAGCGTGACTGAGGGGTAACGCTATGGAAAACGATTTGGGTATTCGTGTTGGGACACCGGAAGATGTCCATAACATCATGGAACTTGCGCTATCAGCCTGCGAAGAAAACGGATTTGTATTTCCTAACCCGCAAAAGCTGCTTCAAGAGATCTGGCCTGCCCTAAATCTTGATTTCGGGTTGATTGGGATTATTGGCGAGGAAGGCCAAAAGCCTGAAGGTGCTGTACTTCTGAGAATTGGAAGTATGTGGTATTCTGACCAGCAAGTCGTAGAAGAGAAGGCCATCTTTATTGACCCGAACTATCGGAGTGCTAAAGGTGGAAGAGCGCGTAGATTGTGTGAGTTCTCAAAGCAAGTATCTGATATGCTAAAGATTCCTCTGATTATCGGAGTTCTTAGCAATCATCGTACTGAAGCTAAAGTTCGTCTTTACGAGAGGCAATTCGGCAAACCAAGTGGAGCATTTTTCTTGTATAATGCTCGTACGGGTGGCTGGAAAGACGCTGCGGAGTAGTTCTTATGGGCGGCAAGTTCTACGTTTACGAGCATTGGCGACCCGATAGGGACGTATGCTTCTATGTAGGCAAGGGGATGGGCCGCCGGGCGAATGTTATGTATGGCCGGAACAGATACCATACGAACATCCAAAGCAAGCTGAATCAAATCGGGATGTGCGTTGAAGTGCGTCTCGTAGCGGAAAACCTTACCGAGGAAGAGGCCTTTGAGATCGAAATGGATCGCATCGCCAATTGGACATCCATCGGTGTTGCGCTTGCCAATTTGACCTCTGGCGGAGAAGGTGGGTCCAATCCCAGCGAAGAAACCCGCAACCTTATGCGAAAGGCAAAGGTAGGGCGTAAGCTTTCCGAGAAACACAAGAGAAAGATTGGGGAGTCTTATAAGAAGGCTCTTACGGATGAACTGCGTAAGACACTCTCAAATTCAATTAAGATTGCTTTGAATAAACCAGAGGTTAAGGAAAAGCTAAGCAAATTTCAAAAGAACAGGGTAAGAACCAAGGAACATTACGAAAAGGTTTCTAAGGCTCTTACTGGACGGAAGCTATCCGCAGAACATGCCCAAAAAGCTAGAGAAGCATCCCTTGGCCGAGTTCACCCCCCAGAAGAGATTGAACGCCGCCGCGCTTCCCTTATTGGAAAGAAGAGATCTTCGGAAGCAATAGAAAAGTTCAAGAATGCTTGGACTCCAGAGCGACGCGAAGCACAAAGACTAAGAACAATAGAAATGAATAAGAATAGAAATAGTAAAAACAAGAATAATACATGCGCAGAAAAGCAAATTGACGGCGGAGAACAGTAATGGGCGGCAAATCTACTACGTCATCGCAAACAGTGTCGATTCCACCCGAAGTATTGGCCCGCTACAATGCTGTGAACTCCAGAGCTGAGCAAGTAGCTCAAAAGCCTTTTACTTCATATTCTCAAGATCCCAGCGCCTTTGTCGCCCCACTAACCTCTAGCCAGCAGGCCGCTGTTGGCAATGTTAATCAGTTGATGGGGTCTTATGCTCCGGATATTTCTACCGGCCAGCAGGCTATGACGGCGGGAGCGTCGGCTGCTGCCCCGCTGGTTCAGGCAGGTCTTGGGTCTACGCTTGGGGCACAGCAGCAAGCTCAGGGCATTTATCAGGGTGCCTTGGCTGGCATTCTTGGGGGCACTCAGGCCGGTCAGCAGGCTACGGCTCAGGCACAAGGTTATCTTCCGGGGGCGACCCAAAACATCACTCCGATGGCATTCTCTCAGGATGCCGTTCAGCAGTATATGTCGCCCTATATGTCTAATGTTGTGGCTGCCCAGCAGGCGTTACAAGGCCAGCAGAATGCCCAGCAGCGGTCTCAGATGACTGGTGATGCTATCCGGGCTGGGGCATTTGGCGGAGATCGTGCGGGCATTGCGCTGGCTAACCTCGGCCAGCAGCAAAGTCTAGCTAATCAGGCTACGTTGTCTAACTTGCTTCAGCAGGGTTATGGGCAAGGTCTTGGTGCTTTCCAGCAGCAGCAGGGTGTTGATCTTTCCGCTCAGCAGGCTAACCGGGCCGCCCAGCAGTTTGGTGCCCAGCAGCAAGCAGCTCTTGGGCAACAACAGTATCAGCAGGGCCTTGGAGCGGCACAGGCAGCGGCTGGCATTGGTCAGGGCATTTATGGGATGGGTTCCCAGACGGGTGCTGCTCAACAGCAGGCCGGTCAGAACCTCTTCAACATCGGCCAGCAATACGGCCAGAATTATGCAAATCTTGGCCTTTCTGGATACAACGCAGGTCTTTCTGGCGCACAGGCCCAGATGGGCGTTGGGCAGGTCCAGCAGCAGACCGATCAGGCTGCAAAGTCGGCACTTTACAACCAGTTCCTCCAGCAGCAGGGGTTCCCCTATCAACAGGCGCAGTTCCTTGCGAATATTGCGGAAGGCACGGGGTCTCTGTCGGGTTCCACGACTACGACGACACAACCGTCTGGCTGGTCGGATAAGCGCCTGAAGGACAATGTTGAGAAGGTTGGTAAGACCTTTGATGGTCAAAATATCTATGCCTACAACCTCAAGGGCGATAACGAGCGCCGTCTTGGACTGATGGCCCAAGAGGTTGAGGATAAGCATCCAGATGCAGTCGGATTGGCTTCTGGGTATAAGACCGTTGATTACAACAAGGCTACGTCTGACGCTGCAAAGCGTGGACACTTCTATTCAGGCGGTCTTGTCCCCAATAGCGAGGGTGGTGCTGTTTTGCCGTCTATGGCCCGTCAGGGGTTTGATGATGGCGGCACGGCTGACACGGGTGACGGTAACCCGTACTATCAAACGCTTCAAAGTTTGTATCAGTCTGAACTTAACCGACAAGCTGATCCCGCAGGACTTGCCTATTGGGAACAGCAAATGGCTGGTGGCATGACGCCACGCCAAGTTCAGTTGGCTATGGATCAATCTTCAGAATACCAAAACCTGCTAAAATCGCAAAAGGCAAATACATCAGGCAGCCCTAGCACGACCGGAACGACCGGAACGACCTCTGGGTCAACCGCTCCGGCTGACTATACTAAGACAATTTCTGATTTGTATAAGAGCGAGTTTGGCCGTACCCCGGATGCTTCTGGACTTCAATATTATCAAAACTTGATGCAACAGGGGTGGACTGCCGATCAGGTGAAGTCCCAGCTTGATGCATCATCTGAGTACAAGACAGCTCATCCAAGTTCTACTTCAACTACAGGATCTACTGGAACAACTGATTCATCTGGCCGTATGACCCTTGACCAAGCCAAGGCTTATGTCGGTTCCTTGTACAGCAGCGATCTAAACCGTTCTGGTGATACTTCCGGTGTTGATTACTGGGCACAACAAATTGCTGATGGGACTATGTCTCCATCGCAGGTCGCAAGTTCTTTTGCCGCATCTAATGAGAAGGCTCTCGTTAATCAAACACCACTAACCTATAATCCGAGTTCATTTGTGGGTCAGGGACTTGGTGTTCAACCTAATCGCTATGGGTTTTATGCTGCACCGCCGACTGCTTATGGGTCATCTTTTGATCCTAACTCAATGATTAATAATATGTATGGAGCATATTTAGGGCGTACGTCTGACCCTAGTGGCTATGGATACTATAATCAACAATTGCAGAGCGGTTCTATGTCTCCCCAGACTATACAATCTGCATTTGCTAATTCTGCCGAAGCTCAAGGTCGTCAGGGATACGGCGGATACCAATATCCGGGCGCAGCTAATTATGGACCTGCCTCCATGTCTGGATATAATCCATCATCCTATGGGAAGGGGTTCCAACCTTCTTATAGCGGTTCCGGCTATGGCGCAGCTCCCACAAACTATGGGACGCAGGGGATGCCTACCGCGACGGGTAAAGGATCATCCTCTTATCAGCCGACTACACGCTATGGGGATACCTCTGGGCAGTATATGCCGCAGCAATCCTCTGGCACGGCAACTGGCAAGGGTCCGTCATCTGGCAGCAGTTCGGGCAGCAGTTCAAGCGGCTGGAACCGTGGTGGTCGCGTAGGCTATGCCTATGGTGGTGCGCCGGACTTCTCGTCTTTGGCGGCTGCTCAACAGCAGATGTATGCCAATCTTCCCGGCGGTCAGAACTTTGAGCGGATCAAGTTGCAGCCGGGGTCTACCCGACAGCTTATGACGCCTACCTTCAAGCCTCAAGCCCCAACAAGCGGCATCAATGAAGCTGCCAAGATGGGTGAAAGCATCGCCAAGCTTGCCGATCTTGGTAGCAAGGCCAAGCAAAAGCTTCTTGGTTATACGGACGAAAATACAGGTAAAAAGGTTCCGGGTCTGTTTGGTGGATCGTCTGAAACTGCGGCATCTTCTGGTCAGGCATATCAAGGCGGTCGCCCTGTCTCTGAATTGCCCGGTGGAACAACGACAACTACTACCAAGCCAGCAGCAGATCTTGAACCCGGACTTGGTGGTGCAAGTGCCCCAGAGCTTCAAACAGCAGGATTGGCTCCTGAGCTTACGTCAGATAGCGATCTGCTAGGCGGTCTTGGCGGATTTGATTTTGCAGCCCGTGGCGGTCGTATTGGGCGCAAATCTGGTGGTCCATTGAATGATGATTCATCCGATGATACTCCCGAAGGTATGTATAAAACCTTTGGATCGGGTATCAACATCCCAGATGAAAAGGGTCAATATAAGCTTAATGTTGGATATACGGGTAGCGGAAGTGGTTCGGGAAGTAACCCGCTTGGAATGATTTCTTCCGGATTGGGTGCTGCAAAAGCGATTGGCGACATCGGTGGTTCTTTGATGAGCCTTGGCGCTGGGGCTGATGCTGCTGCAATCGGAGGAGGTGGATTGGCTGCCGCAGAAGGCGGTGGGAGTTTCTTTGCGGATGTTCTTCCCTTCCTATTCCTTGCTAGAGGAGGAGCTGCTAACCGTCGCGGATATGCAACCGATGGCGGTGGCGGCCTGAACCCGCGTAATCCGCTCACCATCGACTCTACAGCAGAAGACGTTACGCCTGACGATACAGTGCAACTTGCCCGTCAGCAGCTTGCTGGTGCTGATACAGTTACAGATGACTCTGGTGAGCATCCCGCATATGCCATCATCCGTCGCGGTGAGGGGCTTATCCAAAAGCCGAAGATGGACGTTGATAAACTTCGGATTGGGTATGGATCTGACACCATTACGAAAGATGATGGAACTGTCCTGCCTGTCACAAAAGACACTGTGATTTCAAAGGAAGATGCCGAGCGCGATTTGAAGCGCCGAGTTCCTGATTTTATGGGAGCTGCAAAGAAGCAGGTTGGGGAAAATATCTGGAATAAGTTAGATCCAGATAGCCAAGGTTCTCTTACATCTGTTGCTTACAATCATGGATCTCTTCCTTCACAAATTGTGGCTGCCGCGAAATCTGGAAATAACACAGCTCTCGCAACCGCTGTTAACAATCTTGGTGGGACAAATGGTGGGGCAAGAGCGGATCGACGTGCTTTTGAGGCAAGCCTGATTGATAAAAATAATGTATATGCACCTGTTGTTTCAAAGCAGCCTGCTCAGCCTCCTAGTGAGGCCCCCTCTGGAGGTCTTGCGCCGCAAGGCAAGTTCTCTACCGCAGTCCTTCCAACCCAGCGGCCATATGCGAGCCTTGCCCAAAAGGCAGGTTTGAACCTTCCTGAAGAGTTAACTCAAAGCAACTTCTGGGTTCCGCTTCTTGCTACTGTAGCTACCACAATGGCATCCCCGCGCCCGAAGTTTGGTCAGGCGCTTGGTGAAGGTATCATTGGCGGTCTGTCTGCGATGAGCGCACAGGATCAAGAGCAAGCAACTCTTGGCCTTGCTGGCGCTAAGACTGCTGAAACAAAGCAGCAGGCAGATCTTCTTAAAGCCCAAACAGAAGGTGTTAGCCTGCAAAACTTTTATAAATCAATCTATGACACAGGCTATGGAAAGTATGTGTTCCTTGCTGATGGAACACCTCTCGAGTTTGATGATTATATCCGTAGGAAGGCTGCGGGTGAGCGTATCGAGACACTTGGAGCTTTGCCGCAGGACGCTCAAAAGCGCGTAGAAGCTGTTATTGCAGAAAGGAGAAAGGCTGGAACTTTGCCTCCTGCATCAACTGAAAAGGGATCAGTTCCCCCTATTCCAAGCGGCCCTAATATTCCTGCCCCGGCCCCTGATCAAACTCCTGCGGCCACTCCGTCACCTACTCCCGTTCCTAGTTCTACGACACCTTCAAAATCACCTACAGGTGAAGTTCCTGTCCTATGGCCTCCAAAGCCTAGTGAGCCTCCAGCAGTCCCTCGTGGCGTTGGATTTGATGACACATCAGTCAAAGCATCTAGGGATGAAAAATCCCGTATGATGTCCCCAACACCCGCAAATGAAACTCTTAGAAAATCAGCAGATGCCTATGCGGCATCAACAACCAATGCTGCTCAATCTTCTAGGGATGTTGCTCCTCTTCATCGGGAACTGTCGACAATAATTGCTGATGCAGGGACTAAGGGTGGCATAAACACTTCCGGGTATGGTGCAGATGTCAGAGCCAATATTGTTAACTTCTTGAACACAGTTTCTCGTTCTATCGGGGCAACCGATAAAAGTGGAAACCCTGTAACGTTCGGGGACTTGGATCAATATAAGAACATCCAAGACAAGATTGATACCATGCTTGGCTCTCGTACAGCAGCATCTGGGAATCAAGCTAGCTATGCTGCTCTCGAAAGGTTGCGTTCCGCGTTGCCTAATATTTCTCAAAATCCCATGGCGGCAGCCGACCTAGCTGCTCAGAACCTGATGCTTAATAGGAAAGATCTTGATCGTCAGGCTCATTTGACCAGCTACCTCTCAGCAGGTGGATTTGGCGCAAATGCAGCAGCCGATTTTGATCGAATTAATAGCGATAAAAAGTATGCTGATGAACAAGCGGTTCTGAAGGATCTAATTGCCTTGCAGCCTAAAGCATTTATGGAAATGATGAAGGGAAAGTATACAGCAGATGACATAGATCGTGTTATCAAAAAAACCTATGGGAAAGCAGCACCCGATGTGACACGTTATTTCCCAACACGAGTCCAAAAGCCCACGTCTACGCCGACAACGGGAGTCCAGTGATGGCTGACGAGACACCTTCACTTGATGATCTCTTTGCAGTTCAACCTGCTCCTAGTGCTTCTGGGGATGGAGCATCATATAAGTCTCCTGTTTTTCTTCCTGAAACAGGGGATGAGGCTCAAAAGTTGCAAGAGGCATTTGCCGCTGGTGAAGAGAAAAAGCCTAATTATTATACAATGCCGTGGAGCGAAGTGGCTGGAGGAACGGCTCGTGCCGCTCCTATGTCGTTTCTTTCTCAACTATCAGCGCCATTCAAAATGGTGTCTGGCGCAATTGAAGGTAAAGCTCCTGAAGCAATTTCAGAAGTTGGTGGAGATGTAAGGAAACTTCCTTACGCTGAACCACAACCAATGGCTAAAGGGCAGACTCTTACGCCTTCTACGTTAGCAAAACAGTGGGTTACGCCTGAAGAATCCGGTATCGGTAAGCCGATGACTGATGAAGATATGCGCCAACAAGAAGAACGCCGACTTCATTTCTGGTCAGAATATGCAAAACCATTTACTGCAACATATGGTGCAATTCAGGGAAAACCTGAAGATACTGCTGCGTTAAAGCAGATGCTTACTACAGATCCTTTTAGTTATCTTCAAACAATTAGTCTTCCAATAACGGGCTTGTCGTCTCTTGCTGGAACTGAATCTACACTTGGTAAAGGATTGACAGGATTATCGACAGTGATGGACCCATTAAAGGGTACTATTAAAGCTGCTGATTTTACCGCTCAAACTGTGATACCAAGCATCGCAAAGAAGATGGCGTCTGGCTTAACTGGTCGGGACAAGGTAAATTTTGAGACAGCTTATAAGGCTGGTCAGGCTCAATCTCCTGAAATCCGTCAAGTGTTCAATGAATATGCTGGGAAAAATGGTGGAGATCCTGTCAAGTTTGTACATACATTAAGGGACGCTATTTCAGAAATTAAAAATGAAGAAATAAATAAATGGAAAAGCTCCAAGGAAGCTCTTTCTGGAGCTGCTACGACTGACATCCCAATTCAACCTATTCGGGATGCATTGGATGCAAAGCGTCAAGAGCTAGGGCCTCGTAATCTTGCGTTGGACCCGAGTGCTCATGATGTTTTAGATAAATTGGAAAACCATCTCTCAATGAGAGAGGCATATCCATCTGGTTCTCCAGAAAGAACTTTGGCTGGATTTGATCGGTTAAAGCAAGAACTATACGATCAAGCATATAAGCAGCCAACAACGGATGCTAAAAATGCAATGCTTTCTGCTCATGCTGCTGTCAGAAAAGGACTTTCTGATGTCGCGCCAGAATATGACTCTCTTATGGGCGGATGGCAGCAACTTCAAACGGATTTGAATAATATTGAAAAAACTAGTGGTGGAATGTCTAAATCTGCTGCCAGTTCTATTGTCTCTAAATTGGTAAGAGACAGTGGTAAAATTGGAACGCAACAAGTTCTCCAAAGACTTGCAGATAAAGACCCAAAAATCCCTTTTATGGTATCTGGGGCAGCGTTGCATGACCCAACTCCGGGGGGTATGCGAGCTGTTGCGGAAGGTCTTTTGACTAGCGGTCTTGGCATTCTAGCTGGTCATCAAGGATTTACGGGAGACATTGGGACCGCTTTGAAGACAGGCGCGGCTGCTGCGGCTGTTCCTATTGTTTCATCTCCTTATGTCCTTGGAAAAGCCGCATATGGTCTAGGTGTTTTGTCTCAGTCGTCCCCAATTTTGGGTGCGAAAATAGTTAAGAATGCAGCAGTTGCCGCTCAGCCCTATGCCTCCGCATCAGTTAACGCATATGAACGTGCAAACCCACAAGCGCCGCCAAAACCATCTTATCAAAGTCCATATTTTCCTGAATCTACAGGCGGTCGCGTAGAACGCAAATCTGGCGGTCGCGTCTCCTCGGAAGATCGCGGCGATGCGCTTGTACGGTCAGCAGAAGCTGCGAAGAACCGCATCAATCAAACGACTGAACCATTGCTCGCGGCTCATGACGACCATATCGCCAAAGCCCTTGAAATCGCTCAACAGAACATCTGAGGTTTGCCATGACTTACACCTATACGGTCAACAAAGCCATTATCAAGCCTTCTAATAATTCTGATGTTGATGCGTGGGATGTTCCAGTTAACAAAGATTGGGACATTATTGATAAAGCTTTTGGTGGATCTTTCCCAGTTTCTTTGAGCAGCTCAAATGTGACGCTGACGCAAGAGAATTGCCAGAATGTTCATATTCTGCTTCAAGGTTCACTTAGTGCAGATGTCACGGTTTATTTTCCCGCTGGCGTAGGTGGATATTACATCGTTGATAATACAACTTCCGGCGCTTACAAAGTTACTCTTGCTTCAGCAGGTGGTTTCCCCGGATCTACAGTCACGGCTGTGAAGGCTGCCTGTACATTCGTTTATAGCGATGGTGGAAATGTCATTTTGGCAGACAACGCCAACTTGAACGTATCCGCTCCTCTAAGCCTGACCGGTAACAATCTCAGTATCTCTACCCCAATCGCCTATAACTATGGTGGCACAGGGCTATCCAGCTATGCCAAGGGCGACATTATTTACGCCTCTGCTATTAATACACTTTCCAAGCTTCCGGCAGGCACAGACGGCTATATCCTAACTCTCAATAGCGGTGTCCCGTCATGGCTTCCCAATTCGGGTGGCGGCGGCGGAGGTGGATCGGTCACTAGTATTGCGATGACCGCAGCCACCAACATGGGGCTGACTTTTACGTCCAGCTCTACCAATCCGATCACTACAAGCGGAACTTTTACGCTTTCTGGTACGCTTGACCCTCGATTTGGCGGAACAGGTATTGCCGCTGTTGCTGGCACTTTTGGCTATCTATATGCCAATGGTACAAGTGCCATGTCTGTTTCCAGCACTATCCCCGGTGCCCAGCTTACAGGGGCATATACAGCGTCTGGAATGACGATGGCTACCAATCGCCTTCTAGGCCGGACAACGGCAGCGTCTGGGGCGGTTGAGGAAATAGCTGTCAGCACAGGTCTTAGCTATTCGGCTGGCACCCTAGCCCTTGCTAACACGTCTGTGGGGGCAGGAACCTACGGCAGCTCTTCTACGGTTCCCCAGATCACAGTTGATGCTCAGGGTCGTATTACGAGCGCCTCAAATGTCTCTATATCAAGCAGCGGTGTTTCGTCTGTCAGTGCATCCAGCAGCTCTAGCGGCTTGAGCTTGACGGCTAGTCCAACTACCGGCGCAGTCAGCGTCAGTCTATCTGGAACGCCTAATACTATTTCGGGTTCCATTTCTGGGTCTCAGGTATCTGGTGCAGTTGCCAATGCAACCAATGCAACAACAGCCGCAAGTTGCTCCGGAAATGCTGCTACGTCTACAACAGCTTCTACCGCAAACGCTTTGAGCGGTTCTGCTGTCATCAGTACAAGCGGAAGCATTTCGACCAGCAGCAGCAGCGGAATTACGGCATCAGCTGGGCCTGTTAATGCGAACAATTTTGTTTTAAATGGAGTTTCCAGTGCAGGCCTTAGTTCCGCTTCCGGATATGTACAACTTAATTTTGCTGCGAATAGTTCCATTTATGGGAACAGCAGTTTGGTAAGCTGTGGCGTAACAAATGTTGGTTGGTTTGTAAATACCAGTTCTTTTAGCCTTGGCTCTTCCATGACGGCAGCAAATGCCTATGGATTTACAACTTGGACAAATGTTTCAGACAGCAGAACAAAGAAAAATGTTACAAATTATTCTCTCAGCATATCCGCTATCAACCAGCTTAATCCAATAAACTACCAATATAACGGTCAATATGGGACGCCGGATAACGGTATTGTTTATACCGGATTGCTAGCTCAAGACGTTCTTAACACGCCATTTTCTTCTATGGTTGGTGAAACTACAGACCCAGAAGGAAATACACTTTTATCGGTTGACACAAGTCAACTTGTGTTTGCTTTGGTCAACGCTGTGAAAGAGCTTTCTGCCAAGGTTTCCGCCTTAGAGGCTAAGGTCCCCTAACGCTTATAGTTTGTGGTGTCCCCGTAGGGTTCATCATCCTGCGGGGTATCATCCTTAAAAACAATCAGAGCTACAACCCACATCAAAATTGCTACTGCTGCAAAAACAGAAGTAATTCCAATAATGATCGCCAGATAGGATGTCATTTTATCCTCTTATTTGGTTTCTTTTAAGTTTCTGTTCATCGTTGGGTTATCTCTAGCTTTGATTTGATTGTTAGGCCACACCCAGCACTCACCTGTTTCGTCTTGGAAGCATACCCACATCAGGTGATGCTCATCCCCATTGTCGATCAGGAAATGAGCAAGGGCGCGACCTTTAGGCGTCGTCAAAGGGATTGTAGGGTTTAGTTGAATCATTGACATTTTTGGGTTTCGCTTTTGATGAAGGTTTCCGCCTAAATGTGAGATACATTTCGCCGGTTTTCTGGTCTTTCCATTGATACAAGTGTGCAGCTTCTTCATGACAAGCATGAGGGGTATATACCAAATCTCCATCTGGTTCCTCGTAGCAGTACCCAAATGTATTGTCTTGCTCCGGGCGTCTAAGCCATCCAAATTGCCAATGCCATCCAGTTTTTATCAATTCATCCTTCACGGGCCTGATCCCTAGTATAGCACAAGGCTCTGTGATCGGTGCAGTACGGTGCTGATAGTACCACTTTCCCGCAGAACAAAAAGTCTTTGGGCATCCCATCGGATACAATGTATCTACAGTTAAAATGTTCCAATTTATAGAACGGGATTGGCTGGGAATCCTTCAAAGGCTTGACCTTTGGGATCGGAGCTTTTTTCATCTTTGGTGGGCGGCTTACCTTATTTTTTGGCATTGGACGCGCCTTCTGTTTTACGACAGGCTCTACCCGGTATCCTACCAATCCCTTTGACCTGAGCCGATATATCAGTCCCATGATTGAATTTCGTGTTTTGCCGACAGCCGCAGCAATATCTCTGGCTGAATTACCTTTTTTCCACATCTCCAAAATCAGCTCTTTATCGTTGGTAAGCTCTTCGCTCATTTCATCTCCAAGATGGCTTAAAGAAGCATTCTGGCTGGTATATGATGGACAGTTCATCATAGATTGTCATCCTCAAGCATTCTATATCAAGTGGCCTATAGGACGGCCAGAATACGCCTTGAGATAGGCCCCCCGCCCAGTTAGGGCGAGGGGTTACTTTTGGCTTATCCACCAGCCACAGGAGGCTCATTGATAGGGCTAGAGTAGCTAGCAGTATCAGGCGTTGGCGCGTTCGGGATATTTGCACGACGCGGAGCAAACTTGCGGGCAATCGCGGCGAAGTCGTCTTCGACTGCGGTCTCGATGGAACCCTGAAGGGCAGCGAACTGCGCTCCGAAGGCCATGTAATTGATCGCATCAATATAGTTATCGTCATGGTTCCGAGCCTCCTGAAGCCGTCCCAGCTTTGTTGCGACTTGGATCATCGCTACATCGTATTGTGAGATTGGCTTGTTCAGGATGATTGTTGCCAGCTTGGAGATGCGATCAAAGCACGGGTCTGCGTCCCCGTACTGCTCCTCGCGTTCCACGAGTGTCTTGGCGGCTGTATTCAATATCAGCGTAGGCTTCGTCATCGCTTAGATCCTTTCCATATTCGATGAAAACTTGAACTTTCCCAACGTGGGTTGTGTTGATAACAATCTGTCCTCGGTCCTCCCAATACATCCCATCCGGGGTTTTCTTACGATACCATTGAGTTCCCAAGATAAAATCATTGTTGGACAACAGGTCCAGCATTTCATCAATCGTTGTGCATGAGGTCTCAACGGTAACTTGGTGAACCAAATGCCCTACTGCACTAGGCATGTTCATGGTGATCAAAAACTTCATTCATCTCTCCTGACGATAGTTCCATCCATTTTGCGCTTGAATTTTGATCCTCGCCCAAATGGCATTGGCGTTCTAGATTGTTTAGCACCTATATGGCGTTGACGTATTCGTTTTACTTTGGCGATGAGGGGAGCGTCAACAGTAGCAGTATGAACGCGATGGCACTTCCTATGAGCAACGAGCCAGTTCGATGCGTCATCTAGCCCTCCTGCTTCTAAAGGTATCTGATGGCTAACATCCCAGTCCTCCCCGGCTATTACCTTCATCTGGCACAAATGACACATTCCGCCGTGCCGTTCGAAGATATCAACCCTCATTTTAGCTGTGATGCGAACTCGTTTCATAAATGATAGCCTTGCCGTGCCGTACCTTGCCATGCCTTGCCACGCCGGGCAACGCCCCGCCACGCAAAATTTACTAATGGAATCTAGCCTTGCCTCTCCGCGCCTTTCCATGCCACGCCGAGCCTATCCGCGCCTTGCCCATCCTCGCCCGGAAAAATTGACTAATTAAACTTCGCCTCGCCCTGCCTAGCCCCGCCGTGCAAAATTGACTAATGAATCCTCGCCTTGCCTTGCCACGCCGTGCCGTGCCTCGCCATGCCGCGCCGCGCCCCGCCACGCAAAATTTACTAATGAATCCTTGCCTTGCCTCGCCCTACCGCGCCTTGCCTAGCCCCGCCGGTCCCTGCCACGCCGCGCCCGGCATAGCCTTGCCCCGCCACGCAAAATTTACTAATGAATCCTTGCCTTGCCTTGCCATGCCGGGCAACGCCCCGCCATTCCTTGCCTCGCCCAGCCCCGCCGCGCCGTGCCGATCCTCGCCTTGCCCCGCCACGCCCCGCCTTGCCTAGCCGCGAATTGGGGGCGATATATCACGCCCCCAAACTGATTATTCCCAAGATTTGACGAAGAACTTTCCAAACACACCACGGAAAGTTCCAAATCCTAGTGCTCGCCCGCCATCCTCAAACAGATTCAAGATTTCCTGTTCTTGAATTTCCTTGTTTGGGAAAATTGTTAGATGGAACCGCAACTCCCATGGCGTTGGAAGCACAGGGCGGTGCTTTACATTAGGGATTCCCTTCTCCAACTTAGCAACACGACGGTCGATATAGGCTTTACTAACTTCATCTTTGTCATTTACGAATGCACCGAATTGGATCGGTTTACCATCCCGAAGGAACGGGATAAATGTTTCTTCAATGTCAACGAATGAGAGGCAGGCGTTTGCAATGTCCTTGTATTGCCTTTTGTCCCTCAGACGCTTGGGTGCTGAGTTCGTGTTGTGTGCGGATAAGAACGAGATAATGTTCGCCGCCGGAATGCCAATAACGGGCAACTCTTCCGAAGGTTGGAGGTAAAATTTCTGATGAGGCTCCAGTTGAGTCTTGTTGTCCCCCGAGTACCGGTCGAACATGATGTCTCTTACTCCGCATATAACGACCTCCCGCCGAATGATGTCGATGTGACGATTCACTTTAACACTAGTCGTAGCCATTTTGTATCTCCATGCTTAGCCAAGTTAGGTTGAATTACAGTTTCATTTCTGCACGTCGGGTTGCTTCATGTGATTGATATTCACTGAATCTCATCCGAATGTATTCTAGTTGTACCTTGAGAAGGGATGCTTTTTCCCTAGCTCTAACCATACTGGTGACGTGCATAGACCAGTCATCGGATGCCTTAACGATCATTTCAGCTTTGCTGACAGCAGATTCTCCAGTCGCCATCATCATTTTAGATAGTACCGCGCTTTTGGTCTCCTCTAGTATGGAGGCTGCCGCATCTGCGTCAACCCACTTCTTTGCGACAATCCTGAATTGTTCAGACAACGGAAGATTGTTTACCGAGTTATCATCTTCGCTTCCGTCATGTCGATATATGCGTTCTCTCTCCATATCTCACCACCATTGATCGTTGTCTGGGTCTTGGTAGTCTTTCGTTCAATATCTACAGTCCATCCTTTGTCAGGCTTCCATAGAGATCTATACAAAAGAACATTCTGGTCTGGCAGGTACAGGAACCCCACAAAAGGAACACGAAGAGCTTCTGCTACCTGCTGTATCCTATCCAGCTTTGATGCCGTAACCAACCATCTCATGTTGTATGTGACTTTGAAATCAACAAGATTGAGGCTAGGTCGGCACTTGGTTTCAACAACTCCTATGATCTGACCATTTTTAACCAAAACAGCATCTATGACCGATGGTTGGTTTTTAGGTGTCTCAATGTAGGCAATATCAGGCCATTCGGTATTCCATAGATTTACAGCCATGGACTCCCACTTGCGGCTTTCAGCGCCTTTAGGAGTTAGGATGTCCATCAAAACGGGATATCGTCATCCAGATCTACATTACGGGTAGATACTGGTTCCGTTTTGCGATGGTCATCGTAAACCGATTGACCTTGCGTCTCCTTTTTGGCTTCCTTTGGAGTGACCGAAAGGCTGATATACTTATCTCCGTTCTTGGTTTCTTTGGTCCACCCATTGATCCAATAATCAACTCCATTGACCATGATCGATCCGGCCATGTTTGCGTGCTTATCGGTCTTTCGCTTGTCGTTCTTGAACAAGCTACCGCTGTTGTCGCGCTTTTCGTAAGCCATTTTTGTCTCCTAGATCAGGTTGTGTTTCTGAAGTCCACCTATGAACCCAGATACCTTTTGCTTGAGGTCGTGTATCTTCTGATCAAGCTCAAAAAGGAAAGACCGAACCTCCCTTTCCAGCAGGTCGATCATCGCCGGGTTCCTTGGCACCCTTGTGATGAACAGCTGCATGTCTTCCGGCATCCGTGGGTCAAAGCTCACAAAGTCGCACCATTGACGCCCGGTGCAAGCCATCTGCCACTGCATCTGCGGAATATATTTAGAAGGAGCTTCTTGCGATAGGATCGTGTCAATGTGGGTAGCCGTATTGGGGCACTTGATCTCCACCAATCCATCGTCGTCTATAAGACCATCAGGGCTTGCTCCTGCCATTTCAATGAGCGCATGGGAGACAAATCCGACTTCAGTTACCAGTGCCCCTGATGCAGCACTATAGGCAGCTCTGGCGGCTGGCTCGGTATTTGTCCCCCATGCCATCGCGGTAGACTGGAAGAAATCCCCCTGTTTTCCTGTCAGTCTCTCGCAAATCAATTCGGCCATGTAGTTAGACCGGCTGGCGGAATAGCCGCTTTTGGTCTTGGCGATTACATCAGCCACCCGGCTGGCCGTAACTTTTCCAAGCCTAGCCTCAAACCATTCTTCAGTACGCTGTTCCATCAGTCAGCCCCTGCCGTTGCTGTTTCAGCTACCTTTTGAAGCGTCTTGATGTCGTCCGTATCCAATGACTGGCGGTCGGATGAACTTAGGTTCTTGTACCACTCCCGAAGAGCTTCCTTGCCCTTCTCAGCGGCTTCCCGGCCATCCTCAAGCAGGTTAGGAGATGCCTTCATAACGGCGGGCTTCATAGGCCGTTCAGAGGCAGCGTTCCCATCATCGTCGTCAGCAGACAGGTTCAGGATTGAGGATAGGCTATACCGTCGGCAATAGGTCAGGGCAGACCCTACAGCCTGCGCTGTCATCTGGCCGACAGGCATCCGCAGGGTTTCTGCGATGTACTCACCTGATTTATGAATGACCATTGTTTCAACTTCCACCTCCCTTTCTGACATACGAGGGAGCTGGACGACTGCCAAATCGTTAGCCGCCATAGGCTCGCGGATCGCGTCTCGCAGGGCATTCAGGTCTGCATATTTGGATTTGAAATGGGGGTTTACGGACCCCTTGGAGGCCGCTTCAATCTGCCCCTGCGCTTTGGCAAGGGCAGCCGCCAGTTCGGAAATGCTATCTGACATCTTCATTTTAAGTCCTTTCAGGCAGCCGCTGAGCGGCTGCGGTCGTAGATCATGTCCATCAGCTTTTTATCGTCATACATCGCGTAGGAGATCACATCGAACAGCTTATCCCCCTTCTTATAATACTTGCCGTCAGCGACACCCTGAAGGTAGATGCCGTCAATGTAAGGCTCATTGCTCCAGTCAATGTCAATTTCGATCTCTCCGCAGAGGACAAGGCCGGGTAGGTCCTTGATCTCAAGGTCCATGATCTCGATGGTAACAGGTGCGAAGCGGGCCATATCAATCTCCATCAGCTTGTATAGGTGCAACTTAGCACACCCATTGGGCTTGTCAAGCCGGTCATTGACAAAAACTGTAATTTCTGGGATAACACGGCTATGAAGAAGCGCAGCTACATCCTCACCGAAGTTTTTCAAGCATCCGGCAATGCCGCCAAGCTGGCGCAGCATCTGGGTATCAGCCGAGCAGCGGTCTGCAACTGGAAGCAGGTGCCGATCAAGCATCTGCGGACAATTGTTCAGTTTACCGGCCTGCCAAGGGAACGGCTTCGACCGGACCTGTACGATGACTTCCCAGCCTGATCCGCCTCCGGGGTTAGTGCTGCGAATGTTCCGTAAGGGATTGAACTCATTTGAAATTGCTGAAAAACTATTGATACCGGAATCGTTGGTGGTCCGGCTTCTGAATGTTGCCAGAGAGGCCCAACGTGATCCGGCTAATCCTCCCCTTCCCCCCGTCCGTGAACCGCCTCTGGAGGGCTAGCAAGGGCGGCGGGGTCTATCGCTCCCCTAAATATGCTGAATGGCGCAATCGCGCCCTGTGGCAGCTTAAAGGGCAATACAAGGGCCTCCCAGTTGATACACCCTACAAGCTGACTATAGAAGCCAAGCGCCCGGACAAGCGACGCCGGGATCTGGGCAATCTGGAAAAGGCGGTTTCAGACATTCTGGTATCGTCCAAAGTGCTAGCCGATGACTATCTTTGCGAGTGGCTGGAGATCCGCTGGGTGGCAGAAGGCCCGGAATGCGCGATCCTGATTGAGCCGATTGTGGCGTAACGACAGTTTTACAATAAATATGCATGGCGCTATGCCATCCCCTATTGCATCCAGTCTGGCATTATGGCATAACACTATCACCGACGCAGATGGCGCGGCATTGAGATGGAGATACGGACATGGACAACCTCGCAACCCTCGCTGATCGTTACGCCGACATCAAGGCTGAAATCGAAGCCCTGACCCGCCTGCTGGACGAGTGCAAGACCGAGATCAAGGCTGCTGGCCGGGAAGAGATCATCGGCACCCGCGCAATCGTCACCCTCGGCCTTTCCGAGCGCACCAGCCTTGATACCAAGCTGGTCAAGGAGATCCTGACCGACAAACAGATTGCCGCCTGCTCCAAGACCGCGCTGGTTGAAACCATCCGCGTGAAGGCGATCCGCAACGTCAAGGTGGAGGCATAAGATGACCAGCCCCATTCAGGTCCAGAACCACGGCGATGGTACCTACACGGTGACCTATTTCGGGCGGGTAGCGGGATACATCTCCCGCATCCGCGTGAAGACCGCCGACGGGGTAAAGTACCGGGCTGTCAGCGTTCACAACGATGTCCGGCACTTCTTTTCAATCAGCGGGGCAAGAGCCTTTGTACTGGAGAACGCATGGTGATCGACAAGGCTAAAGAAGCTACTCATCTCAAGGTCTTGTTATGGGATCTTGATGTGTTGAATAAGGAAGCTATCGCTATGTGCGGGGTGAACCCCCGGACGTTTTACCGATGGCTGGCAGGGGAAAGTCCTATACCGAAATCGGTATTTCGGATGCTTGAACTTGAGCTGGAAATTCGCGAGATGAAACGTCTTGCTCGGCCAGCCGATGTGGATTAGCCTGAAATGAATGAGGCCCACCGGAGTGGCAGCCGGTGAGCCTCAGAAACCAACTTCGCATTCTGGGTGCGCGTTGGGCTTATCCCTTGTTTACCATGGGCTAGCTCGTCGTGCAACGCAACGGCGGTGGCGCGATGAAGATTCGTCCGAAAAATTGGAACCAGTTTCAACATTACAAAAATCGAAATCCGCCGTGGATCAAGCTGCACAAATCGCTGCTTGATAACTACGAATGGTTCTGCTTGCCTCTTGCTAGCAGAGCGCTAGCGCCTTGCATTTGGCTGCTTGCTAGCGAGCATCAAGATGGCCTGATTAGCCTATCCGAACGGGAACTCTGTTTTCGCCTTCGGTGTTCTGAGAAAGAATTAAAAGAAGCTATTAAGCCTTTGATAGAAAAGGGTTTCATTATTGACGATAGCGGCGTGCTAGCAACATGCTTGCAAGATGCTACTCCAGAGACAGAGACAGAGACAGAGGTAGAGACAGAGAAGAATATATCGTCCAAATCGAATTTTCGCTCGGCCAGCCTCGCTGAGTTTGATCAATTCTGGGCTGAGTATCCCCGGAAGGAGGGGAAGGGTGCGGCTGAAAAGGCTTGGGAGAAAGCGAGCAAGCTGGCCGAAGCCGAGACGATTTTCGCAGACCTTCGCGGTCGCCAATGGAACCCCGACCCGAAGTTCATCCCGCTACCCGCTACCTACCTCAATCAACGCCGCTGGGAGGACGAGCAGACTACCCCACGGCTTACAATGGCCCAAGAACTGGCTAGGAAGGCCGCTGAGTGCCCATCAGAGGAGTTCCAGCTACTACCCTACCGGAGATCATGAAGATGGCCTCACAGAAGCTCGTAAACGAAACACTCGCAATTCTGTCTGCTGCCTACCCATCGACGGCAAAGGCTGACCGGGAGGCAATGCGGGAATTTATGATTTTGGCCGCGCAGGCTCTCGCGCCATACCCGGAGGATGTCCTTCGGAAGCTGGTCAACCCTCGTGTAGGGATCATTGCGGAGTGTGCGTTCTTCCCTTCGATTGCAGAGCTACGGAAATTCTGCGACCGGGCTTGGGAGAAGATTGCGCCGGTCAGGGGAGGTAGTTACGACCCGCCGCCGCCAGCGATTGAGTTCAGTGAAGAGATCCGAGCACAGAACCGCGCAAAGATTTCCAAGTTGTTCAAGGAACTCAGTAACACTCTGAAATCAAATGGGAATGGCAGAATCTAGTGCTTTGAGGGGAGTAGGAATGTGATAAAATACGCATGGAAAAACGATCTAGGGTTTACACGGCCAGCCGATGAGGTTGTGGACATGCTCAAATACCTTCGCTCGGAAAGCGGGGACTTGACCGTTGAGCATATCCTTCAGTTGTT